GACTGCGCCCAACTCTGGGCCTACCGCATCGCCTCGGAAAATCCCAAGGCTGCGTGCGTCTCGGTGGTCTTGGCGGCCAATGATCCAGAAACGCTTGTGATCCACCAATGGAGCGAGGAGGAACTGCATGAGGCCGGTATCGCCTTCAACGCCATGCTCAAGGTCTGGGCGTGGTCAAAGAAGTACAATCCACCTGGAATGAAACTATGAAATTTGAAATAAAAAATATGAATGATGAATTTCTGTATTCTGAAAAAGAAGTTAAAAATCTTGGAAAAAGATTTACAAAAATAATTCAAGAAGAAAACAAGAGATTTGATAAGAAAATAAAGGAACTTGAAACAAGATTTCAAGAAATGATAAAAAATGTTGAGGCTGCATTTGATAGGAAATATCTGGCTAATATGGAAAATATGTATAGCTCATTAAGTAAGTCATTATCAGATGAGTTTGGATTGGTTGGTGAAACAAGGGCATTAAGGGAAAAAATAATTAAATTTGAAAATACGGTAAGAAGGTTGAGATGACACCACCGACCATCGAGGAACTTGGCAAAGCCGCCGAGGACATTGTCTGGCGGGTGATGGGCAAAGGCTCGGACAAATCCGCCTATGGCGAATGGTTTCATGTTGACAAACCTGTTCACGATTATCATATAGGACGAGCCATGCGTCACCTGTCCACGGCAATGTTGCAGTTGCAGAAGTCAACGCCTTGCCCGGACAATCATGGTGAAACGGCAACGGATCATCTCGAAAGAGCCGTGGTCCGTGCGCTGTTCGCCTGGGCGCAGGTAAAGAAGGAACTACCACGACTATGAAGAAAATAGAGGACATCAAGGTAACATTCATCTGGGGTGGCCGCGAGATAACGGCATGGGGCGACTGCGACTATAAAACACACCGGGTTGACATCGGGCCGCAGGGCTACCGCGAACACATCATGGCGGACGTGCCTTACGATATGGCCATATCGCGCCTGTCGGTTTGTCATGGTGACACCGACATCGCAAACCCAGAGCCTGAACTGCTTGAGTTTGCCGAGCAACTGCTCATGGAGGAAGCCGACGAACAACTATGCGAGGTGGCGTGAAGTTCACCCGCTGCGAGAAGGTTGACGGCGGCTGGGCGCTGTATGCCATGAACGAGAAGGAGAAGAAGGAGGTGCAGGTCTGCTTTGTCGGAGCGGGCTTGCCGCTCGAAGCTTGGGTTGACCTGAAGGATGTGAAGAAATGACTGAAGAAGAAATGATACAATCTTTTTTAGATTTCCTAAAAAAAGAAGACCCAACACAAGAATATTACGCAATCAGCAAGGAAACAAAACAAATACTTAAAGGCGAAGAAAAGAAATGAAGAAAGTCGTAGTAACCCAAGCATTCGGTGACGACTGGCTGGAGGTATTGAAGCTGACCCGCCCGCGCATGGAGGAGTATTGCCGCAGGCACGAACAGGACTTCATCTCCATCGAGAAGCCGCTGGCGCACCCCGTCCAGTACAGCAAGCTTATCATCCCGCATCTGATGACGACCAAGGGCTACGAGGTCGTCACCTTCCTTGATGCGGACATCTTGGTGGCTCTGGATTGCCCCGACATATCCAAGGATGTCGAGAAGTTCTGCGCCTTTGACGAGGGAGCATACCTTGACCGCAAGCCGGGTATGGCGGCACTGGCCAAGGCTTTTGGATATAAGATCGAGCCGCGATTCTACGTCAACACCGGGGTCTTTGTGGTCACAAACAAGATGGCAGGGATCTTTGCCCAGCCGCCCATCGGCCTGTTCCCAAATCACTTTGCCGAACAGACCTGGATGAACATCATGGCGCACCTGTGCGATCTGGACCTTCAGGAGCTTGACCCCTCCTTCAACTGCATGACCAGCGTGGAGGAACATTTCGGACTTAACCGATACACAGACGCATACATGATTCATTATGCGGGGCAGTCCGCCGACATGGCCAAGCTTCGCGGCCAGATTGAGGCGGACATCAAGAAGCTGGAGGATGAGATCCGATGACTCCGGTAAAGGTAATCCCGCACGGAGACAAGTGGCGGGTGGTCACGGAGTCGATGGAAAACCCGGTTGGTCCTCGCCTGTGGGGGGCCGAGCCGCCCAACGGCCTGCCACCAGCCGACGATGTATTTGACGACAAGCAGAACGCCTTGGATGCCGCACGGCTTTGGAACGCCTATTCGGCTTGGACGGACAGCCATTCTGGAAGGAAAAAAAAGTGGTCAAAGCAGAAGCGAACCGCCTAAGCCAAGAGGAGCGGATCAAGCTTCTGGCCAGCGAGATTGCCATCCGTGCAATCTACGACCTGCGCCTGCTCCAGCGCCGGAAGGTCTTGGTCGGGGACGAACTGACCCCGCCGGAACAGCGACCCCGCCTTACGGATTGCTGTTGTTACAAGGATGACGAGAACATCCACAATCTGATTGACGATTTCAGGAACGGCACCGTACTCTTTTGGTGCAGGATGGGCGGTGCCAACATCGACCAGACCGACCTGAACAGAATGCTAAAAAGGAGGAAACATGATGATGGAATATCTGAAGTTCTTCAGTGAGGTGAGCGCACACATGATCCTGTTCGCCCTGCTTGCGGGCGCAGGGCTGATGCTGCTGGCGTTTGCCTTCAGCTTCATCATGTGGCTGATCGACAAATCAAGGGAGGAGAAATCGCAATGGCGGAATTGGGACATATAAAGATCACGGGAGAGCGCAAGGTCCAGATGGTCGAGCTTGACCTGGACATGGACGAACAAACCATTGACAGGTTGGCGCACGCCGGATTTAATCTCATCAAATACGACAGGGAGGAACTTGCCTCGTTTGCCTTCCGAAAGGCATTGGAGGCATTTGCAAAAGGAGACAAGGAATGCACACTTCAAATCAAAAAAAGCCGTTCAAGCAAAAGATCCTCACGGCGGTCACGGTCCCGCAAGTCCTGACCCGCTCGCAATGCGAGATGATTATCCGCGACGCGGAGGTCATCGGCATGAAGCGTGCGCCGGTCATGGCCAAGGACGGAAGGGTGGTCAATTACCGTACCCGCACCTGCGCTTCCTGCTGGCTTCCAAAGGCCGCCCACTTCCAGTGGATCTACAACTATCTGGCCGCCGTGGTGGATCAGGTCAACACGGAGCATTACCGCTTCGACGCCATGGATATGCAAAACCTGCAAGTCCTTCGTTACCGACCATTGCAGAAATTCGATTGGCACTTCGACACTTTTGACGGATCGGACCGCAAGCTTACCTGCGTCATCAACCTGTCCCGCCCAGAAGATTACATCGGAGGCGGTCTTCGTGTGGCCGGGGATTGGGATGGTGTCGAGAAGTCAACGCACCAGGGTTCAGCAAACTTCTTCCCAACTTGGATGAAGCATCGGGCGGTCGCGCCGATCTGGGGAACACGCTGGGCGTTGGTCGCATGGATCACGGGGCCAGCATGGAGATAGCCCCCATCGACCTGATCCTGCTTGCAATGGGTGCAATGCTTATTGCAATGTGGCTGGACAAATAAGGAAAATATAATGATATATATAATCAAGGATAAGGAATTTGATCTGTGCAAAATAGGATATTCATGCAATCCTATTGAAAGAATAAGATCATTTCAGATTGGAAAAGACAATCTTGAAACAATTCTTATTATGCCGGGAGGAAGGGACAGGGAGAAGCAGCTTCACGAAATGTTTTCATGCAGAAGGGTTACACATCCAAATCCAAGAAGCTTCATAGGAAATGGCTGGACAGAATGGTTTAGATTAAGGCCGAACGAAATATCCAGAATAAGAAATTCATACATAAAGAAACTAGATTTAATGCAGGAAAGGCTTGACGATCTTGAGAGAACTGTTCGTGTTTATGATGGTGATAAAAAAATATTGTATTCGGTAATACAGGATCTTGAAGACACAATGGACAAAATATGCAAAATCTATATGGGTAAGTTATGGGAAGATAAATATTCTGGGGTAGAGAGAGATATATTCAAAGACCCAATAGCTCTTGAGCTTATCAATTACAAAAGATACTCAAAACTAAAAAGACAATGACCTTCGCCGCCAACCTGCCAAGGCATCAGTATGTCTTTGTCAACCGCGAACTATGCTCGCAGGGCCAGGAGCATGGATGGGAAGAGGCCGTGTGGTTCGGGCTGTACTCGGTGCCGCACCGGGCTTGGGGATGTGCGGTCATGCTGAAGTGCGGGGCGCTGTACAGGGGATTGCCGCTGCACGCATTGGCGTTTACCAATGGGGTTGGGACGGAATGGACCCTGGGCGATGCACAGCGCTGGGATTGTTTTGGCTGGAACTTCACAACCATCGAGTATGACTACCTGCGGGAACTGGATTGCCAAGTGTGGCTGGCGGGTAGGCAGACTTGGATGCGGGGATCGTATATGTTCACAGCAGAACCGTATGGGGATGGTTACAGTTTGGAGCCGAGCCAGACAAAGTCGCACCACTTCATTGAGCTATCGAACGGGCGCATTACCTGCGTTCCGGGCAACAACATCTTATTCACAGAAGCATCATTCACGGGCAAGAATCCTGTTGCCAAGCCGACATGGCTCAAGGTACAAACCAAGGTATTCCACGCCGAGGAACAGGAGTTCGATGGCGTGGTTGGAGAGGAGACAGCGTGAACTATTTGCAGATCGCAAGGCTGGAGGTTGAGGCTCTCAGGGAGTTTCTCGACATGGACAACTGCCACCCTGGCAGGTTGATGGACTCGGAATGCTCGCCTCTCTACTGGATTATGAACCAAATGTTGTACGACAAATTTCACGGACACGGCTGGGAGTTGGATCTCCTGACCGGGAGGTTCGTAAAACAAGGAGGTTAATATGCCGTTAGGCAAAGACATCGGAAAGAACATTCGGGAACTGCGGGCTGACAACCGCAAGAAGGGATCGGCTCGCGGGGCTGGCGGCAAGCCGCGCTCGCAGAAGCAAATTCTGGCC